GATTCAAGAGGTCCCCGGCTTATTAGCTCGGAACCACTGGAGTATCAATATATCCAGCAGGGCCTTGCTAGTAAGTTAGTTCCTTGGATTGAGAGTTCTCCCCTCACAAAGGGTTTTGTGAACTTCTCTGATCAGTCCATCAATCGTGATCTTGCGCTGTCCTGTTCTAGGACTCGTGATTTCGCAACGATGGATCTCAAGGACGCCTCGGATCGTGTGAGCGTCAAGCTGGTTACCCGTCTTTTCGACGGATGCCCTTCTTTATTGAAGTGCTTGATGGCTACTAGGTCCACATCGACGAAGCTCCCAGATGGGAGAGTTGTTCCTCTAGCGAAGTTCGCTCCGATGGGAAGCAGTCTCTGCTTTCCGGTTGAAGCGCTTTGCTTTTGGTCCATCTGCGTCGGTGCCGCTATGGCTAGCGGGATGACACGGGAGGCCGCGCGACAGAGCGTGTATGTGTACGGTGATGATCTTATCGTACGCACCCACTTGCGCGCTCTTTGCACTGTAGCACTGGAGGCAGTAGGCCTCCTCGTCAATACGGCGAAGTGCTATAGTGAGAGTAACTTTCGCGAATCATGTGGCATGGATGCCTATTTTGGCAAACAAGTCACCCCTGTTCGTTGTAAGAAACTCTTCTCGGGGACTCGGACAGGCGAATCGTTCGCTGCGTATACCTCTATGATGAATGTTTTATCATCTAAGGGGTACAGAGGAACGGCTAGCTACCTCCTTTCTAATATTGAACGAGTATATGGTCGGCTACCTGCCGGTCTACCTGCAAGTTCATACCCTTGTTTAGAAGTTCAGAATCTAGCTAATGCTATTTCTGAAAATCGAAGACGGGGCATTAGAATGAGGTGGAACAGCAAGTTGTGTCGTAATGAAGTGAGGGTCTTATCCCTTCGCTCCGCTACGAGCTCGGCTACCCACTCAGGGTGGCCCCGTCTGCTGCAAAACTTGTTGCAACCAGTCAGGGATCAAAATAAGTGGGCTATTCGGCGTGCAACATTTTTGACACGCCGGTGGAGGTCGATCGGCTCATAGCCGGTCTGGCGAGAGGACGGTTGC